GCGGCGTGCGATGCACCGGCGGCATCGTGGCGAACCACAGCGCGGCCAGCACCAGAGTAATCACGACCGCGGCTTGCGCCGTGCTGCGGGCCGGATCTTCGCCGCGATCCGATGGCCCGCGCTGTCGTCCACCAGCTCGAACTCGGCGCGCGCGCCCAGGCACTCGCGGGCGTAGGCACAGCTGGCGCAGGCGGTGGCGAGGTCCGACCGGTACAGCAACGGCAGTCGCCCGCGCGTCGCCTTGTGCATGGCGGCACTGGCGGCTTCGATCAGGCCGGCCTTCGACGCGCTGAAGTTGCGATGGCCGTTGGCGACCTGGTACAGCATCTGCCGGCTCGTGTCGCACTTCGCGGCGAGGGCTTCCTGCTCGGTGGCGGTCGCCAGCCGCATCCACAGCTTGAGCGCCGAGACGGCGGTAGGACGGCGGGATTTCGCGGGCTTCTTCATGGGCGGCCGGTGTGGTGGGAAGTCGGGCGTACCCTAGCACGATGCGAGATTTTTATGCAACGAGGGAAAACGCTTGCAATCGTTTATAGCAGGTGCTATGGTGTGCGCACTTCGTCAACGAGGGTGGCGCCATGAGTTACGAACCCACGGCAATCGTCATGCAAAACTCGGTAGCCATAAGCGACGAGCATTTCATGACAAGGGTAGGAAGCGACAAAAGGCTCAAGTGCGGCACGCCGCTGTACGCGTGGCGATTCGAGACAACCCGCGAGATCTACGAACAAGCCGAACGCGACTACCACCGGCACAAACCCACTCTGGACGGCCAGTCATGAACAACCATCTCGCGAACCGGCACAAGCCGATGCAGGGCCAGGGCTACCAGCCGGGCATCGGCGAGCCGCACGACTTCCTGGATACGCTGTTGGGCATCGTCTGCTGCGGCGTGGTCGTCGCCGCACTGGTGGCGATCGCGTGGCCGATCATTGCCTGGGCGGTCAGCCGGGTTTGAACTTACAGGGCGAATGCGGGCCGGGTGCGTGTTGGACGCATTCCGGTGTGGAGTCAGTAACGGTAGAGCTGATCCGGCTCGCTTTGGGTAACCCTTGAATTAAGCGGCGGCGCAGCCGTCCGCTTGGATGACGTGTTAGCCGTCACGCGACGGCAGGAGGTAACGATGCGAGTGCGAGAGTTTATCGAATGGCTGGCGCAGTTCCCGGATCAGGACGCGACGGTGGAAGTATTGGAATGCCGACCGGGTGCGCCGTATGTCCAACAGGGCGGCGTCACCAGCAGCGTCGAGTTTGACCCCGAAAAGCACGCCGAATACACCGACCTGCGCGGCAACCCGTGGATCAAGGATGACGCGACTTACAAGGATGCCCACACGCTGCTATTGGGCCTCAATGACGGCTAACAACCAAATTCAGCGGGCGCGGTACGCGCTCCGCTGGAATGCAGAGTTGGACGGCAGACACGAGAAACGAACATGACCGAGATTTTTGGATATTTTGATGCGCCGGAGCAGGAAGCCCCTGCATTTGATCCTGGCCTTGGCGTGCCATGTGCGTATTGCCTCAAGCCGCTTAGCCGGCCCATGAGGGCTATTAGCTTGATGAAGCCCGGCGATGCACGCAGCTATTTCTACCGGGCACACAAGGCCTGCTACGACAAGGCAAGCGCGGATGAAGTGTGCAACCTTGAATCAAGCCTGATCGACAGTTTGCCGCCCAACACCTGATTAGACCCCATTTTCGCAGGATAACACCTGCGCAACAAGGTGGACGAGATCGATCTGGAAATCATGGGAGTGATGCAATGAGCAAGTACACAGCGGAGCAGGTGCTGGAATATGTCGAGAAAGCGGAAAGGGGCTATTTCAATCCCGTGCACATGGAAATGCTCCGTGATTACGCCGCCCTCCTGCGCGAGCGCGAATCGGCGAAGGAGAGGGTGACGGATGAAATAGTTGCAACGTTCGTGGAAAAAGTCGCGGCCATTCTTTCCGGGGCACCGTTCCCCTCTGCACGCTCTTACGCTAAGGCGCGGGAGATATCCGACCTAATGATTGAAACCGTCGCGCCGATGCTGGCGAGTGAATCCTCCGAGGAACTCAAGTATTGGGAACAGTTCGGCCGAGAGATAGAAAAGCGTCTGCGCTACAACCAGTGGAGTTTCAAGGGAAGCTATCCAGAAATCATCGATCAGATCATCAAATTGGCGAGTGCTCAGGTGCCAGAAGGAATGGTGCTTGTTCAGTCGGACAATCTGCAAAAAATTGCTGCAGACGTGGAAACGAGCATGGATTCATCGACCACCAATAGCTATCGAGCAGCGATCTACCAGCAGGAATTGTATGAACGCCAAAGATTGGCAAAAAGCATGCTCGCCGCAGCCCCGAAGCCAGAGGGAAAATAATCATGTTCGCCAGGTGGAAAGCTGAGCGCGCGGCCCGTGAATCTGCTGCGCAGAAAATCGAACAGGATGGTTACTTGCGTCGCTTGCAGAATTCCGCACGAACGCTCACTGGCACGACCCACAGCGGATCAGGTTGCAGAGATGCGCTCGATCCTTACGAGATTCGCGCCGTGCTGCGTGCGAAGTTGTACGAGATGACGAAGCCCGAGAAGGAGTGAGAGATGACCCACAAAGACGCGCCACCCGAAACCCCCGCGCAGACCGCATGCCGCGAGTGGTGGACGAAGGCCCAGCCGCACGTCACCCGCGCATGGGGTCGTAGCAAGACCGGCGCGTTCCTCGCGGAAGAGAGCTTCCTGCTACATATGGCGTGGGTCGAAGCGTTCAACGCTGGCGCGCGCAGCGCGCAACAGGGATGGATTAAGCCATGACCACCGACAAACTTAAATATGTGAATCTCTGCATCTATGAACGCCGCCATGGCACGTTCGCCACGCTAGGTAGTCGCGTTCTTTACGGACCGTCTATTTCTCCGACAGGCGCTCCGACGCGGACTTACAAAATCGATATTCAGGAGTTGCGTGAAATCATCGAACACGCCGAACGGACGGGAGAGCAGGAATGAACACCGACGAACTGCGGGCGAAGTTTGAGGCGTGGTGGAAAGAAAACTACTGGTACGTGGATGAAAATCTATCATCCCTCAAGCATTATGCGTGGATGGGGTGGCTAGCCGCCTACGCCTCCCGAGACGCCGAGGTTGAGGCGCTGAGGAAGGATGCGGAGCGCTGGCGAAGCTTGGTCGCCGAGAACAACAAGGGTCGGCACGGTAAGTTCCGCATCTGCTGGCTTGACTCATCACGCGAAGGATTCATCACTACGGACGGCGTTAGCCGCGACGGAAAGGATGAAGAAGCGGTTGTGCGCATCTTCGACGCCGCGATGCGAAATGGCGCCTGAAGGCCATTGCGCTGCGTCTTAGCATCTGCTAGCTTGCAGCCTCGCACTTGTTACAACCCACCCGACCGGAGAAAACCATGTCCGTTACCGTCACCCTTTCGTTCGACCACATCCAGGAAGCCGCCGACTTCTTCAGCCGTGCCAGCCGCCCGCTGGAGTCCGTCGTCGGCGCGCCGCAGCCCGCTGCGACCGCAGCGACCAAGACGGAGAAGCTCGTCAAGGAAAACCCGGCGGCAAAGGACATGATCGAAACTGCCAACATCGACCGTGCCACCGTCAGCAAGGCGGCCGTGGCGCTCGCAATCAAGGACAAGGCCAAGGCCGTGGCCATCCTCGCCGAGCACGACGTGAAGGCGGTCAAGGATCTGCCGGACGACCAGCTGGGCGCCGTGCACGCCAAGCTCGTCGCCGCGATGGGCGAGTGACATGAGCGCCCACTCCTACTGGCCTGCCAGTGGCATGGAGCAGCGCATGTTGTGCGCCGGCTCGCACGTCCTGCAACAGAACCAGCCCGACAACGCGAACAGCTACGCCGCCGAGGGCACCGCCGCGCACCAGGTGCTGACGTGGGCCGGACAGCAGAACAAGAACGCCGCCGACTTCAAGGGCACGTTCATTTCGCTGGACGACCACGGCCGCGTGCTGCCGCCGGAAAGCGCCACGCTGCACACATGGCAGTTCCTGGTCGATGACGACATGGCCGAACACGTGCAGGTGTGCCTCGACTACGTGCGCGAGATCGCCGGCGACAACCCGGTGCTCTACGACGTCAAGGTCAACTACGCCAGCTATCTCGGCGTGCCCGAGGAGGATGGCTGGGGTACTGCCGACGTCATCGTCCTGCTGCCCGACGAGATCGTCGTGGTCGACTTCAAGTACGGCATGGGTGTCGAGGTGCAAGCGGGCCGCACGGGCGACGAAGGCCGAGTCGAGCCGAACCCACAGATGGCGTGCTACGGCTTGGGCGCGCTGACGGCATACCGTGACTTCGGCGACTTCAAACGCGCGCGCCTGGTCATCAGCCAGCCACGCATCACGAAGAAGCCCAGCGAGTACGACCTGTTGATCGCGGAGCTGGAACGTTGGGGCAACGAAGCCGCGCGCGCCGCTGTCGAGAAGTGCCAGCGGGCTGAGGCGTCGTTCGAAAGCGTCCACGACCGCAAGCACTGGGACGATGCCTACCTGACGCCGGGCGAGAAGCAGTGCCGGTTTTGCAAGGCCAAGGCCACCTGTCCGGCGTTGCGCAACGAGGTGGCGCTGGCGGTGTTCGGCACGTCGCCCGCGTCGCCGGAAGAGTTCGTTGACGCCACAGCGGTTGAAGGCGTAACGCAAGAAAGTGGCGCGATTGACGGCGCAGCGTGGCTGTCCGCGTGCCTGCAACAGGTCGACCTGATCGAGGACTGGTGCAAGGGCATCCGTACCGAGGTTGAGCGTCGCCTGCTGGCCGGCGAGAGCGTGCCGGACTTCAAGCTGGTGCCAGGCAAGAAAGGCAATCGTCAGTTCGCCAGCGAGCAGGAAGCCGAAACGCTGCTCAAGTCGTTCCGTTTGAAGCTGGAGGAGATGTACGACTTCAAGCTGATCTCGCCCACTACCGCCGAGAAGCGCGCCAAGGCCGGCGTGATCGGACCGCGCCAGTGGACCAAGCTGCAGGAGATCATCGTGCAGCGCGAGGGCAGGCCCCACGTCGCCCACGTATCCGATCCGCGCCCCGCGCTCACCGTGTCGGCCGTGGCCGACGAGTTCACCGACGTTTCATCCACCAGTCAGGCGCAGGATGGCTGCGCCTGGATTCGCTGACCCAAGAGGAAAAAGCCATGACCACTCCTGCCCAGCCCATCGGCCGCGTGATGCTCAAGAACGCACGCCTGGCCTTCCCCAACCTGTTCACCCCGGCCACCGTCAACGGCGAAGGCGAGCCCCGCTACGGCGCCAGCTTCCTGATTCCGCCCGATCACCCGCAGATCGCCGAGATCAAGAAGGCGATGCAGGCGGTCGCCAAGGAGAAGTGGAAGGACAAGGCGCCCGAGGTCTACAAGCAGCTGGACAAGACCGACAAGCTGGCGCTGCACGACGGCGACAACAAGGCCAGCTACGACGGTTTCCCCGGTTGCCTGTACATCGCCGCCGCCGCGCAGAAAGCCAACCGGCCGACGGTGCTGGCCAAGGATCGCTCGCCGCTTACGGAGAGCGATGGCGTCGTGTACGCCGGCTGCTACGTCAACGCCAGCATTGAGTTCTGGGCGCAGGACAACAAGTTCGGCAAGCGCGTGAACGCCCAGCTGCGTGGCGTCCAGTTCGACCACGACGGTGACGCGTTCAGCGCCGGACGTCCGGCCGATGCCGACGAGTTCGACGAGGTGTCCGCAGGCGCCGACGCCAGCGATTTCGGCTGATCGCTTTACGGGGAGGGTAGCGCCACACCTACCCTCCCCGTGCCACCCATCCCCGACTACAAGGAGAACCACCATGCTAAACATCAAGCAGCACGCCGAGGACTTCATCCGCACGCTCGGCACTGATCTCACCCAGGACTTCCACGGCGTCCTCCGCAGTTTCGCCACGTTTGTCGAAGGCAAGCAGGCCGAGGCGGACGCCGTTGCCCTGTTGCAGTCCCGCGGCTATTCCGTGTTGGCGCCTTCCGCGTCGGCGTCGTCCGCACCCGCGCGGGCCGAATGACATGGCCCTCGTCACGCTCGTGATCCAGGACACCGCCGACGGCGGCGTCAACGCGCAGGCGTTCAGCGAGCCGCCGCTGGCGGAAACGCAGGAGCCTACCAAGGCGCAAGCCGCCCTGATCGTGGCCCTGAACGCCGTCACCGCCGCTGCGCGCGACGCCGCGCCGCGCATCCTTACTCCTAACTGACGGAGCCGGGTGAGATGCCCATGCGATTCGATACCTACCGTGAAGATGACGGCGAACCGCGCAGCGCGACGTGCACGCGTTGCGGCGCGGAGGATCTGGAGTGGGTGGACTGCGGGTCCGCCGGCTGGAAGCTGTACGAAGGCATGAAGCTACACCGCTGCCAGAACGCGGCGAAGGCCAACGAGTTCGAAGAAGTCAACCGATAGGAGATGCGCCATGTACTGGGACGATTTTAGAAAGTGCTACGCCGAAGCTGAAAAAACGATGAAGCAAGCCGACGACGTAGCCGATAGCATGGCCGCCATGCTTCGCGGTCGCATGCGCAAGGTGTCGCCCTACGTTCTTAAACAGCTAAAACGCGAGCTCAGCCGGTTCAACGCACGCACCGGTCGCTGGGCAGAGCGAGAATGACCACTCTCTATCTCGATACTGAGACGTACAGCGAATGCGACCTGCGCGCGCACGGCACGGCGCGCTATGCCGCGCACCCCAGCACCGAGATTACGGTGGTGCAGTGGGCGTTCGACAACGACGAGCCTACGGTTATCGACTGCACCGGCCGACACGTGCCGCTGGGACTGCTGCCGGCGTTGCAAGACCCAGCCATTGAAGTCGTCGCGCACAACAGCTTTTTCGACCGCACGCTGGTCCGCCATTGCTGGGGCATCGACGTGCCAGTGGAGCGCTGGCGCGACACCATGGTCAAAGCCATGGCCCACGGCCTGCCCGGCGGCCTGGACAAGGTCGGCGCCGCGCTCGGCGTCGAGGACGACAAGGCCAAGGACAAACGTGGCCGCGAACTGATTCAGCTTTTTTGCAAGCCGCGTCCGAGGAACATGAAGCTGCGCCGCGCCACGCGCGAGACGCACCCGAAGGAGTGGGCTGAGTTCTTGGAGTACAGCCGGCAGGATATCGTCGCCATGCGCGAGATCGACCGCCGATTGCCGAACTGGAACTATCGCGGCGACGAGCTGGCGCTGTGGCATCTGGACCAGCGCGTCAATGACCGCGGTTTCGCCGTCGACCTGGATCTGGCGAACGCCGCTCTCGCGGCGGTGGCCGATGAACAGGCGCGGCTCAAGAAGAAGTTGGGCGCCGCAACGAACGACGTGCTCACGACGCCCAGCAAGCGCGACGAACTGCTGGCGTACATCCTGGCCGAGCACGGCGTGACACTGCCGGACATGCGCGCCGACACGCTCCGGCGCCGGCTGGAAGACCCCGAGCTGCCCGAGGCGGTGAAGCTGCTTATCAGCATCCGTCTGGAAGCGACCAAGACCAGCACGGCCAAGTACAAGGCGCTGCTGAACGCTACGTCCAGTGACGGGCGCCTGCGCAACACGCTCCAGTTCTGCGGCGCCCAGCGCACGGGTCGGTGGGCAGGGCGCGTATTCCAGCCGCAGAACCTGCCACGGCCGGACATGGAGAACGGCGATATTGACGCCGGCATCGACGCGCTGAAAGCCGGCTGCGTAGAGCTCGTCACCGACGAGGTGATGCGCCTGACGTCCAACGCCCTGCGCGGCTGCATCGTGGCGCCGCCCGGCAGGAAGCTGCGCGTGGCCGACTTGTCGAATATCGAAGGCCGCGGCCTGGCGTTCCTCGCCGGCGAGCGCTGGAAGCTGCGCGCGTTCAAAGCCTACGACGAAGGCGATGGCGCGGATCTGTACAAGTTGGCCTACGCGCGCGCCTTCGGCATCCCGGTCGAACTGGTCGACAAGTACATGCGCCAGATCGGCAAGGTGATGGAATTGGGCCTGGGCTATGAAGGCGGTGTCGGCGCCTTCCTGACGTTCGCTGCGGTGTACGGCATGGATCTGGACCAACTAGCGGATTCGGTGCACGCCAACGCGCCACGCGAATGGCTGGAGCAGGCCTCGGTCATGTGGGATTGGTTCAAGAAGAACAAGCGCAGCACGCTCGGCCTGCGCAAGCACGTCTGGCTGGCGTGTGAGGCACTCGTGCTGATGTGGCGCGATGCGCACTCCGCGACCAAGGCGCTGTGGAGCGCCGCCGCCGACGCCGTGCGCAAGGCCGTGGCGAACAAGGGCCAGACGTTCAGCGCCGGCCAGCACATCAAGGTGCGCTGTGATGGCGCATGGCTGCGCTGTCGCTTGCCCAGCGGCCGCTACCTCTGCTACGTGCAGCCGCAGGTGGCTGAGGACGGCTCGATCAGCTACATGGGCATCAACCAGTACACGCGCCAGTGGGGGCGCATCCCCGCCTACGGCGGCAAGTTCGTCGAGAACTGGACGCAGGGTTTTGCCCGCGACGTGATGGCGCACAATATGCCCGCTGTCGAAAGCGCTGGCTACGAGATCGTGCTGTCGGTGCACGATGAACTGCTCACCGAAACACCCGATGCCGACGACTACTCGCACGAAACGCTGGCACGCATGCTGGCGACGAATCCGCCCTGGGCACAGGGCTTGCCGCTCGCCGCCGCGGGCTTTGAATGCCACAGGTATCGTAAAGATTGACATGACCCTTGAACGCGACATCGAACGCTACCTGGTCAAGCGCGCCCGCGTGGCGCGCGGCGAAGTGCGCAAGGTCCAGTGGATCGCGCGGCGCAACGCGCCCGACCGCTTCCTGATGCTGCCCCACAAGCCCGGCGTCTGGATCGAAGTCAAGAACCCGGAGACCATCCGGACGTTCCCCGCCAACGCCCACGAGCGCGCGCAGCAGCGCGAGCACATCCGCATGCGCCAGCTCGGCCAGATCGTGAAAGTGGTGGGCACCGTCGCGCAGGTAGACGAGCTGTTCGCGTGAGCCGCCTTTTCACTCCTCGCCCCTACCAGTCGCTGGCGCAGGATTTCCTGCTGTCGACGCCGCGCGCCAACCTCTACGCTGGCATGGGGCTTGGCAAAACGATCACCGTCCTGACGCTGCTGGACGCGCTCTACAACATCGTCGGCATCTCGGCCCCTACCCTGGTACTGGCCCCCCTGCGCGTCGCCGCGTCTACGTGGCCTGACGAGGCGCGCAAGTGGTCTCACCTGAGCGACCTGAGCGTCGTCAGCGTGACCGGTAGTGCCGCTGAGCGTGGCGCCGCGCTGCGCCGCGACGCGCAAGTCTACTGCACGAACTACGAAAACCTGCCATGGCTGCGCCAGTGGCTCGAGGACGCCGGCAAGCCGTGGCCGTTCCGCCGGGTGGTCGCCGATGAGTCCACGCGGCTCAAGTCGTTCCGCACCCGGCAGGGCGGCGTGCGCGCCAAGGCGCTCGGCAAGGTCGCGCACACGCAGGTGAAGAGCTGGATCAACCTGAGCGGCACGCCGGCGCCCAACGGGCTCATGGACCTGTGGGGACAGCAGTGGTTCATCGACGCCGGCCAGCGGCTCGGACGCACGTACAGCGCCTTCCAGTCGCGTTGGTTCCGGCCTATCCCGCAAGGCGACGCGCAGTACGTCAAGTGGGTGCCGAACGAGAGCGCCCACGACGAGATCCACGCGCGACTCGCCGATTGCACCTTGTCGATCGACCCGAAGGACTGGTTCGACCTGCGCGAGCCCATCGTCAACGTGATCGAAGTCGAGTTGCCGCGCGCGGCGCGCAAGGCCTACGACGACATGGAAAAGGAGTTCTTCGCCGAGATCGCCGGGCACGACGTCGAAGCGGTCAACGCCGCGGCCAAGTCGCAGAAGCTGCTGCAGCTGGCCAACGGCGCGGTGTACGTCACGCCGGAAGGATCGACGGATCGGGAGACGATCGAGGTCCATGACGTCAAGCTGCAGGCGCTGGAGTCGATCGTCAACGAAGCCGCGGGCATGCCGGTGCTGGTGGCCTACCATTTCAAGAGCGACCTGCAGCGCCTGCGTCGTGCATTTCCGCAGGGCCGCGTTCTGGACAAGCACCCGCAAACGATCGCCGATTGGAACGCTGGGCGCATCCCCGTCCTGTTCGCCCACCCCGACAGCGCTGGCCACGGCCTCAACCTGCAGGACGGCGGCAACATCCTCGTGTTCTTCGCGCACTGGTGGGCGCTGGAGGCCCAGCTGCAGATCCTGGAGCGCATCGGGCCGGTGCGCCAGCTGCAGGCCGGCCACGACCGGCCCGTGTTCGTGCACTACATCGTCGCGCGCAAGACGATTGACGAGGTGGTCATGGCCCGGCGCGACGGCAAGCGCAGCGTGCAGGACGCCCTGCTGGACTACATGAAGAGGCGCGCGTAATGGACGGCCACAAGCACATTCTGTTACCGCCCGGCGGAAAAACGGCAACGGATGTCCACGGCACGCCACCCGAGCTGTTTGCCGCACTGATCGCGGAATTTGGTGTTTTTGACCTTGATCCATGCAGCAACGGCACAAATGCACTGTGTACGCGTTACTTTACCCCGGAAACGGATGGACTCGCGCAGGACTGGGGCTGCGGCCGGGTATTCATGAACCCGCCCTATAGCGACATGCTTTCGTGGATGCGCAAGGCATACGATGCGTCGCTACGCGCGCTGGTTGTCTGTCTCGTTCCCGTTCGCACGGATACCGCTTGGTGGCACGACTACGCGATGAAGGGTGAAGTTAGGTTCATCCGTGGCCGTTTGCGCTTCGGCAGCGCGAAGCACAACGCGCCATTTCCCTCGGCCATCGTTGTGTTCTACCCGCCGTGGTGGGGCTTGGACTAGCCCCGGTTGTCGGAGGGAACGCGCGGGTCTGCCTGCATCTTGCCCCGGTAGAACGAGGCCACGCCCAGCACGCCGCCGATCGCCAGCCATGCCTCTGGCGGGATGGTGGGGATGGGCGTCTTGAGCAGCGGCAACAGCAGGTACACGCCCAGCCACGTCGTGCCGAACACGAAGCCGACGAACGGGCGCCAGCTGTAGGTGGGCCAATGGTCCGACTTGGCCTCGGCCTGCATGGTGGCGTTCACCGCCTGCGCCGCCGCCGTCTCGGCGGCCAGCCGGTTCTGCTCGGCGGTCACCGCCAGCTTCTGCAGGCCAAGGGCTTGGTCGCTTTCAATCTGCTTGAGCTTCACGGCCGCGTCGGGGTTGGCCAGGCTGGCCAGCACGGAACCGGGATCATTGTTGGTGCCCAGTGCGGACGACACGATGGAGCCGATGGCCGCGCCGGCTGGGCCGCCCAGCAGGCCGCCCAATAGCGGCGCCGCCTTGCCCACGTCGCTCGCGATATCTTTCCAGTTCATGCGGTTACCCCCAGCGCGTGCTTGGCCGCGACCCAGCGTTGCAGCCGGTCGTCGTAGCCGTTCAGGCCGCCATTGATGCGGCGGGTGATCGTCTCGAAGTCGCCGGCATCGGCCAGCGTGTTAAGCCCGTGCTGCGCCCACCACCAGGCGGCGACGATGGGCGCGAATTCCGGCTCGGCTAGCAGCTCCGGCTGGCGGATGCAGTCCAGACACAGCGCGGCGCCCACGGCGTCGTAGTTGGCCCTGCCGGTGACCTGGATCAGGCCGCGACCGCGGAAGCGGAAACCGTCGCCCGGCTCCGTGTTGCCCAGCTCGCGCGCCTTGTCCGCCGGCGGTTCGTACTGGCGCTGCGCGGGCGTCGGCCCCCACAACTCCGTCAGCCACTTCAGGCCGCCGCTTTCGTGCCCTACCTGCGCGAGGAAAGCCGCCTGCCGCGCCGGCGTGTCGATGTCGTACTGCGACATGCCGTAGTCCAGATGCGGCAACCAGTCGACGGCCACCGTGGTCGGGCAACCAAGGCAGGCGGCGAGCGTTGCGGCGTCCATCACGGTCGATTCTTCGGCACGGTGGGCTGGATCGGCTTTGGGCCTTTCTGCCGCACCAGTCGCCCGACGAGGGCACCCCACAGCAGCGCCCAGGCCGCCATGTGCAGATCGTACGGCAACGACTGCCCGCACAGCGGGTGCGACGCGCGAAGGTACATCGCCGCGCCGTCCAGCGTGCCGGCCGGGACAAGGAGGCGCAGGCTGAGCCAGTGGTGCGCCCGCTTCCAGTCATCCACAAGGTGACGCATACACGCCTCCTTCAACCGGTTCATGCCGCTACTTCTTCGGCGGTGGGGTCAGGATAATGATGCTGTCGGGCGCCACCGGCAGTGACCGCAGGTAGGCGATGGCTTCTTCGCGTGAGGTGAATACACGGCCTTCGTGCGACGGTTGGTCATGGCTGGGCATGGCTGCTGTCCTTCGGCTTGAGTTGAGGGGCGATCATGTAGATGGCGTCAAGCTGGTCGTGCTGGCCGTCCTGCCGCTGCTCCAGTGTAGCCATGCGGCTGGACACGTTCCAGCAGGTGGCCAGCGCGACGCCCAGCGTGATGGCGGACACGAACAGAATGAGCACGGCGAAGAAGCCGCCGCTGTCCACGTTGACGTGCGACGTGCCCACTTGGCTGCGCAGTGGCTGGGCGTTCGCCCGGCGCAGTTCTTCCTGGATCTCCCGCAACGCGTTGACAGTTTGGCGCAGCGCCGTTGCGAGATCCTCGCTGACTTCCATGGGTCACTCCCCTGTTTGAATGCCAAGATGACCTGCGATCTTGTACACCACCTTGGTGAGCGATGACAGCTCGCCCTCCAAGCGCTTGAGCGTTTCGTTGTTGACGGAAGCTGCGGCGGCCGCGTGCTCCACCTTATCGAGCCGGTCGCGCAGCTTGTCCACCTGCATGTGCGTGTAGCGCACGTAGCCCACTAGCACAAGGCCCAGACCCCAGCGAATCCAGTCCTGCAGTTCGATATCCATGGCATCAAGGCGCCGGCGGGTCGAGCAGCGAGGCCAGCCGCGCGTAGACCAGCGTGGCGAACGTCTCGGCGCTCAGTTGCTTGAGCTCGGCACAATCCTCCACCGTCAGGTTAACGGTGTCGTTGTCGTGGATTTTCTGCGCTAGCAGGAAACGCTTGAACTTGGCTTCGCCCGTCATCTGCGCATCGCTCTGCCGCGGCATGAACAACGCGTGGATGAACAGCACCCTGACGGTAAAAGGCGCACTGCCGGGATCGGCAGGATTGATGCGAATGACCTGGCCGTCCAGATCGCTGATCGTCTGCGTGACGTCGAGCTGCATGTTGTACTCCTGTTAACCCACGAGAAGGCGACGGACAGTGCCGCCAATATCTTTGATGGTGATATATCCGGCCTGGGTTACAGTTCCCGCCGTATACGTTCCGAAGCGGACATTGCCAGATCCCCGCGTAACCAGTTGCAGGTCCACATTCGCGTCGGTTCCTGTCGCCGAAATAGTGACGGGCGATCCCGAAATGCTGTTGTTGAATGCCAGCCAGTTTGTGCCGCTGGAAACGCCTTGGAAGTAGGCGATGGCCGCGCCGCCTGTGTTGAAACTGCGCAGCTCGATACCTTGATCATTGAACTGTATTTCGCCCGTATTGGCTTGCGCCGTGGCAAGCGAGTAAATACGGCCGATAACGGCGCCTGACGAGTTGTACCAGTTGAGCTGATGCCCCAGCGCAAGCGCTATCGCGGTACCCGCGCCGTTGACGCCATCGCACCCCGCAATCGACATCGCCCCGAAGTTGATGCCCACCTTGAACTTGACTGGATTGGCCTCTATCTGAAGCGCGCACGAGGCATCGTACTGATCCGTTGCCACCATCGTTTCGGAGGCCACGGTCAACGATGTGCTGATCGTGTAGGTTCCCGTACCTCCCGCCCCCGTTCCCAGCGCGGTAACCGTCGTGCCTGCAGGTATGCCCACGCCGTAGAGCTTGCTACCCACCTTGATTTGGTAGCTCTGCGGAACGTTACCGTAGGGGAGTGCATAGATCAGCGACGCGACGGTAAGGGTGGTGCCCGAGATTGAGCCGGTGAACGTCACACCGGAAGTTCCGGCTCCGGAGGCCAGCTGGATACCCACAACGGTGCCTTGATTGTACGGCGTAGGCAAGGAAGGGTCGACCGTGGTGCGCGTATCGAATTCGCACACGTAAGCCGAGTTGAGATTGGACACAGTATTGTGGATTTCACCGTAAAAGGCGTTGATGCCCATGCCGGTGTAAGTCGTTCCGTTATTGACGCCCACCCCGTAGAAAGCCGTACCGTACGAACCGTTGCCGGGGAAATACTGCGACTGCACGCCACTCACGACCATTTCGGAGCTTGCGCTACTTTGGCTGGACAGCACGCTGAACTGACCGTTCAACGTATACCCTTGCGTGTAGCCGTTGGCATCGTAGAAGTTCGTCAGCCAATCCTTGACCACGGTGGGGTAAACCCCGTCGTTAATGGTGGCACCCCCCAGAAAAATACGATCATTGAAGCGGTTGATAATGGCGCCGTTTTGTACGAAAAAGCTACCTGTTGACGCTTGATTGAAGTTTATTTTCGTAGACGCAATTGCCGCGTTGGCGGCTACGTTGACGTCGGCGATGGAGCCGGCGCCTACACCGGAGGGGTCGAGGTTGACGATCGCGTTACCCGTGGCGTTCCAGCCCAGCAGTTTCCCGGCGATGGGCGCAGGCAACGTCGTCGTAACGCCCTGCACGGCGAGGGGAAGCTGCATGCATTGCGATACTTCCGTCTGCAGTTGCTGCGTCAGAATGGTCAGGTAGTCGAGCGCATTTTCAACGACGCTGGGGTAGAAGCCGCCGTTGTTGGTGATCGACGTGCCCTGCAGCTCGGCCACCCGCGAGCTGAGGATTAGCTTGTAGCCGTTCGGCAGGTTGCTGTTCAGCACGACCGAACCGCCCGGACTGGCGTTCTGGTCCGCGTTGAGCGCCACGCTGTAATCGGTCGTGAGCACCAGCGTGGTGATGTTGCCACTGGTGTCGGTCTGCTGCGCCAGCAGGTCGCCGGCCTGGAACACCTTGAAGGCGAACGGGTAGGTGTTGACGGAGCCCGTGCCCGTGTAGGGGCCGGCGGTGCGAACGGTAGACGAGATGGTCATCGTACGATCCTAGTGCTTGCGCTGGCCGTGGCCGAGCAGGACGCCCTCGGCGAGTTCCCCCACGTTCTTCGGGCGTTCCTTACCGGTGTGGACATTGTAGAGGTACTGCGCGGAGTGTCCAATCTGGCCCAGGCCGGGGATGTGCAGGCCCATGCCGGCGGCATCGGCCGCATGCGCGATGGGGTTAGATACCTTCTTGCCTTCGACGGCGTGGGTCACGTCCTTGGCCGGCTGCGCTACAGCCTGCAGCCAGTTCTCCACGCCCACGATACCGGCGTGCTGGTATCCGGCCAGGAAAGCGTACACGTCACGCCCGAATGGCAGCATGCCGGCGCCTTCGGACGCCAGCGCTTCGGAGCCCCACTTGCCCCAGTCGTCCTTACTGGGCCACCCGTTTTGGATCACGCCAGCCCACAGCGCTGGCACGATCAACGCGGCCATGGCGCGCGCCGCGATGACGGGGTGCGATATCCGGCCGGCATGCCATGCGTCAGCCATGTCAGTAGCCTGCCCCAGTGTGTTGTTCATGAAACCGTACAGCGTCGTGAACAGCTTGACGCCCTCGTGCGGGTTGGTCATCAGGTTGGATCGTGCCGACTCGATCTGCGACCCGTGGGCCTCGCGCACGATCTGGTTGGCGTAGCGCACGGCCTGGTCGTGCGTCAGCGGCGCGCCCGTGCCGCCCTGGTTCTTGGGGACGCCCTCGGTCACGGCGCGGTCGTAGGCGCCATGGGCCGTCGCCACGGCGGTGAACAGGTCGGCGTAGGCTACCGCGGCGTGGCCGAAGCGCTCGGCGCGCGACCGCAGCGATTCGGGCTTGAACAGGCTACCCACGGTCTGCCGGTAGTCGCGGTCCTGCTGCATGGCGCGGGCGCGGATCTCGGGGAACTTGTCGAAGGCTTCCTGCAACTGCGCCTTGTAGTCGTAGGCCATGGCCGCCTGCCGCGCCAGATAGTACTTCTCGCCGCCGCCGACGAAGTAGCCCGCGCTCTTGAGGGCCGCGCTGCCGCCGTGCTTGAGCACGGTGCTGGCGCGCAGGGCGATGGCGTTCATCACCATGCCGGTGCGCGTGTAGTGCAGGAAGCGGCCCAGCGCGCCCACCTGCCGATCGATGTTCTCACTGTTCGCGATGCGCCCCAGCCACGTGTAGAGCGCGTCGTACTGCTCGCGGCCGTAGGACTTGAAGAACTGCGACTTGAAGTCCGGATGGCTGATGATCTTGTTGGCGTTGATAAGCGGCTCGCGGTAGGCCAAGTCGTGCACCGTTTCCTTCAACGCCTGCTCCAGCGCCTCGTGGCGCAGGTCGATGGCGTCGGTGTAGCCATCCACGCGCGCGTTCATGCTGCCGTTCGTGGTCGTGTCGCGACCGAAGAAGTCGTAGCCCAGCCGGACCTCGCCTTCCTTGATGACGCGCTCGGCCTGCTGCTTGTCGCCCAGGCGCGAACGCAGCGGGTCGTACCGGATAGGCATGTAGCCGCCGGGCATCTCCACCGTGCTGCCGTCTGCCAGTCGCAGCGCGTAGGGCCGGGGTTCGATCTTCGGCGGCACAACCTGCCCCAGCCGTTCGTACTGGGCCTTCACTTCCGGCCAGTACTGGTTGGCCCACTCCCACTGCGCCTTGACCGCTTCGGCGTCCTTGGCCGTCAGCTTGCCGTCGAGGAAGGCCCACACGTCCTCCGGCTTCCAGCCGTAGCCCTTGGCCAGCTTGTCGAAATTCGACTCGTTGCCGGCGTGCGCTGCGATCTGGATCAGGTTGTCGCGCGTCAGGCGCATCGGCACGGTGCGCCCGGCTTCCTCGCTGGCCTTGGCGTCGGCCAGCTGCGCGTTGGGCACGCTGTCAAACATCGACGTCTGCCAGTCGCGGCCCAGCGTCGCGGCGAGATCGCGGGCGCGGGCGGACTGCTCGCGCATCAGGTCCAGCTTGCGATAGTTCGCTTCGAACACCTGGTTGTACAGCTCATGGAACGGGCCGAGCATGTCGTGCATGTCGAACTGGTTGGCCTTGAAGTACTGCGGCTTAAGCTCGGCGCCAGTCGCGCGCAACGCGCTCCCCATGCGGTCGAACGCCAGCCTGACCCGGCCAGCATCGCGGTTGTTCTCGTGGCTGTAGATCTGGTCGGCCGTGAACGTGTCGCCGCGCTCCTGCATCTTCGGCACGAAGGTATTGCGCACCAGATCGTCCAGCGCGACCTGCTGCCCGTCCCACGTGGCCGTGAGCTTGTCGCGGCCGATCTTCTCGATGCTGCGCACGGTGTCGTACAGCCCGCGCAGCTGGCTGACCGTCATGTCGCGGTAGCCGGTGCGCGGCGTAGCCGCCAGCTGCGTCTCGTCCACCAACGGGCTGTAGCCGGCCAGCTGCTGCGACTCCAGCCACTGGTGCAGGTTCTCCTGCGCGCGCGATGGCTTGGCCGACGGGTTCGTGCGGAAGTCGTAGGCTGACAGCAGTTTCAGCACCTGCTCGCGCTCTTCCGGCGCCATCGCCTTGAGCGGGTTGACGCGCTGGAACCGCTTGAAGTAGGCGAGCGCCTTGGTGATGTCCTCGCGCGCGTCTTGCGCCTTGCGCGCCAGCTGGTTGTTCAGCAGCTGGGCGCGTTTCTGCACGGCGGCCGTCTCGGTGTCGCCTTTCTTCATGGCGTCCATCGCCGCCTTGCCGGCGCGGCCTTCCTGCGCCTGGAACTGGCGCGGGTTGACGTCACGCACCTTGCGCGCGCTGATGGCGCTCTCTGCGGCCTCTCCGGCGGCCTTGGCGAGCAGCCGGGCCGGCCCGGTCGCCTTGGCCAGGGCGTTAAGCTCGCGCGCCAGCACGCGCGTGCGCACGTCGTTGTGGATGGCGCTCTCGGCCGCGCGCTCGATACTCTGCGGGTCGACCAGTTCACCGTGCTCTTCCAGCATGCGCTGGTCGGTGAGTCCCTCGATTTCGCCTTTCATGGACCCGGCGTCGCGGATGGCTTTCTTAAGCGTTTCACCTGAGCTAAAGCCGAACATTTCAGCTACGATTTGAGCATCAGGCGCTTGACGAACTGGCTTGGGGTTTTCGCGTTCCCACGCAAGCATGTGGCGCTCTACTTCGTTAGCCATTTCGCGTTTTACGCGTGCAAGATACTGGCCTTTTTCGATGCCCTTTAGCCCGCGGGCTTCCGGCTTCGTGAGGTATTCCGCTTTGATCTCAGCCGCCGTTTCTGCCTCGTGGCGCTCGCGATCTGTCTTCCACAACGTAGACGCTTCGCTGAAACCCGTATCGGTTTGCCCGGGACTCTTAATGTATTGTTCCGCTTGCCGAAGGGGTGATTCCGCCACCTGCCGGGTCACCTGCTCACGGATATCGGCGCGCGCATTGCGCGCCTCGCGCTGCAGGGACCGGATCGCCCGGTCCTTGGCGTTGCCCATCCACCGCATGTCCTTGATGGACTTCGCCTGCAGGTCGCTGATGGCGTCCTCGGTAGACTGGCGCAGCTCGTCCTGGTACTTGCCCCAGGCGTCATCGGTCATGCCTTCGGGTTTCACGTGGAACATCGGCAGCATGCCGCGCGCCGCCTGCGTCCGCTCGATCATGTCCTGGCTGGCCAGCATGCGGTCCATGACGCCGCGCACGTCGTCGGTGAGCGAGACGTGCAGCTGTGTCATGGACTTGTAGACGTTCACGAGCCATGCACGGAAGCGACCGTATAGACTCTGCAGCTCCATGGTCGGCGCCTTGCCGCTCATGAGGTACTGTTCGAAGCCGCGGGCGAACTGCTCGTGGAAATCGCGCTTGTCCTCCAGCGACATGTCGCGCCACGCGGCCACGTCCTTCACGCCGAACCAGTCCAGCACGCGCTGCATGTCCTTCCCCACCGCGCTGTCGGCGCCCATCTTGCCGGCCAGGTCGCTGTAGACCTCCAGGAAGAAATGGCCGGACTCGTGCAGGAAGGTAGACAGGTCCGCACCCTTGAACAGGCTGATGCTGGCGCCCTTGTCGACGCCGCGCTCATCAAACGCGATCGAACCGCGCGACGGCTGGTTGTAGCTGCGCAGGCCTTCCAGGTCGGCCAGCGCGCGGTTGACTTTGCCCTGCGCCACATCGCGCGACAGGTCGTCGCCATGCGACAGGACGGTCCACGGCTCGCGGCCCACGCCGTGCTGCACGACCACCTCACCGGCGCGCGCATGCGTGTCGACGGCATCGACGCCGTAGAGCGGTTCCACGGAGCCGTCGCGGCGGATGATGGCGCGCGTCTGCCCGGCCGCCTTTTCGTCGGCTACGCGGTGCTGCGCCTCCAGCGACGCCGACGACTCGCCGCTGGCATTGTTCTCGGCCTGCTCTACGCGGCCCAGCGCCTCACGGGCGCGCTGGGAATCCGGGTGGTCGTAGGGCTTGGCCACGATATCCGGCGGCGGGTTGCCGGTGTCGGCTTTCTTGGCCGCGTCCTTGATCTCGCCGTCGTAGCTTTCCTGGTAGGACTTCGGGTCGATGCCGGCCGCGCGCACGGCGGCGTCTTCCTCACGCTCGGCCTGGTTGTGCGCGTCGGTGTAGCTCCAGCCCTGGTCCTCCAGCGCACGCTCGCGCAGCTCGTGCACGCCAAGGAACGGCGAGCGGTCCACGTCTTTCTCGGTGCCATCGGCCATGCGCAGCTTGGCCACCGGCTTCCAGCTCCGATCCGCGTAGACCGTACTGCCATCGTCGGAGCTGCCGCCCAGCAGCTCCACGTCGTGCTGCTGGTTGAACTTCACGTCGCCGAAGCCGGGCACGCTGACGGTGCGCTCCGGTGCCGCCTCCTGATCCAGCGACGGACGCGTCAACTGATCGCTGCGCACCTCGGCCGGGTACTGCGCCATGACCTCGTGCGGGAGCTGGCCGGTCTTGCTGGCGGTCGTCTCGAAGAACGCGCGCCACATCTTCGCGTAGGCGCTGTTGACGTCCTTCGGAAAGCGGCCCGTCGCGTCCAGCTGCTGCTGCACGGTATCCTCAACCTGCTGCCCGGACTGCTGGAACGCTTCGTCCTGCACGCGTGCATCGGCCACCTTGGCCTGGTCGGCAAAGGACCGTGCGTTGTCCTGGTAATACTGCTGCGCCTCGGCGAACGTCATGCCGTCCGGCGAGGTGCGCAGGTGCGGCTGCAGCGCCTCGTCCACCTTGCTGCCGGCGATGTGTTGGGCATAGTCCTCGATCGGAAGCTGCACCATGCCCTCGGTCTGCAGCCCCTCGCGCATCTGCTTGGCCACGCCGGGCATCGTCTGCGACAGCTCGTCGGCGCTCACGCCCGACTGGTCCAGCACCTGCGCGAACTGCTTGGCGTCCACGTACAGGTCCGGCGTGCCGGCGCGATCGGCGACGTCCGACACGAACTGCTTGAACTGCTCCGGGTCGCGGTCGCGGAACTTGGACGCCGTGAACAGCTGGCTGAGCCCGGCGACGCGCTGCGCGTCCTCGGTCGCCGCCGCCGCGGAGCCAGCGTTCTGGATCGCCTCGCTTTCCGCCGGCGGCATGCCGTGCAGCGAAAACAGCGTGTTCAAACCGTAGTCCATGATCTTCTGATCGACCGGGCGTTCATCCCAGGGGCGGTTACCCTGCGCCAGGTCCGTGGCGGCGTTGTTGGCGACGACGCGCCCGATCAGCTGCGCCAGCGTGTTCTTCGGGAGCAGGCGCCCCACGGCGCCGAAGGTGGCGCCGGTGAGCGCGTTGCTGCCGGCG